CCTGTGGACGCAATGCGACGACGCAGGCCGCGCCAAGGACAACGCCCGGCTGATCAAAGGGGATATCTGGCCGCTCGACAGCATCAACCCGCGCGACATCGAAGAGGACCTCGAAACGCTCGCCGACCACGGGCGCATTGTGCGCTACGAAGTGGACGGCAAGCGGTACCTGGAGATCGTGAATTGGCACGCTCACCAGGCCATCTCGAAGCCCACACCGAGCCGCATCCCGGCGCCGAGCGTGGGCCGGATCCTGACCGCCGAAGAGCCGCCGGCCGATCCCGACGACGAGCCCGAAGAGGATGACTCCGACCCAACTCCGGTAGGGCTCCCGGAGGACTCCGGTAGGGCTCCCGTGGGGAAAGGAAAGGAAGGGAAAGGAGGGGAGGGGAAGGGAGGGGATGCGCGGGTGCGCGTGAGCGACCCGGCTCCGGCGCCGATCGACCTCGGCTCAGACCCCCCACCCCTTCGATGCCCTGAGCACATCAAGACCCTCGACCCGCCGCCGTGCCGCGCCTGCCGGACCGCCCGCGAGCTCCGCGAGCAGTGGGACCGCGACCGGGTGGCCGCCGCAGCCGCAGCCCAATCCAGCACGGCACGCGAAAAGGCCGAGGCGGAACGCGCCGCCATAAACGCCTGCGACGAATGCGATTCCACGGGCCGACTTCACGGCGGACGGCTTTGTCACCACGACCCGGCGAATAGCGATCGGGTAAATCGGGGCGCCGCCGCAGCCCGCGACGTCATTCGGCGATCCGTCATCAAGCCTGTGGAGGCAAAGTGACCACCATTGAGCCCATCCACCTCATCGCATACGAGGCCGGCGCCGACCCCATCGAACATGCCGCTTGGCACATCGCACTTCACATGGAAGTCAGCGAGGCCGTGCTTGCCGGCGAGGTCAACCCCAACGTGCCCATCAGCAGGCTCAACCACGATTACCTGTCGGTAGCCCGGCGGGCCATCGGCGCATTGCTCGATGCAGGGTGGACGCCACCCGACGTCACCTCGCTGCGCAAGGGAGCCGAGCAGTGACCGACGACGACCGCACCGCCCGCGAGCGGCTACTCGACGAACTCACCCAGGAACGCTGGGCCCCGAAACTGCCCGCCATGCAAGCGCAGCCACGCGCCGGCCACGCCCCCGATCCGGCGCCAGAACCACGCAAGCGGCGCACCGGCACGGGATGGCCCGCATGAGCGTCCGCAACATCACCCACGCCGTCGGCATCGCCTACCGCACCGGGCTACTCGGGGTCGAACCCGTCGACGACGGGCAGGTCGCCATCGTGCGGAAGGCGGCGCGGATGGGCTGCTGGATCGCCCTCGTTCCGGGACGGGGGAGCGCGTGAGCACCGCCTGCGTCCGCTGCGAGCGGCCGATGCCCGATCAGGCGTATGCGTGCAGCGGCTGCGCCTACCGCGCCGGCGACCAGCTTCACGAGATTGCCGACATGGCGCCGGCCGCCCGCGACGTCGCCCACGGCTTCGCCCGCCGCGGCACCAACGGAGCGTCCGGCAAGCCCGGATCGCGGCTGCCGTTCGACACGATGTCCACCGAGAAGCTCGACAAGATCCAGGCCCGGCTCAGCACGTGGGTCGGCGAGATCGCCCACGGCCGCAATCGGCCGATACCCGCGCCGCGGCACCTCGGCGACGACCCGATCATCCTGTGGGCGCGCTGGCTCGCCGGGCACGTCGAGTGGATCCGCAAGACCGACGACGCCGAGCGGTTCCTGATCGAGGTCGGCGAGTGCGCCAGCGTGCTGCGTGGCGTCGCCCGCGGCCCGGCCTCGCAGCGTTACCTCGGGCCGTGCGGCGCGCCCGAGCAGATCGACGTCAGCATCATCGATCAGGGTCCCCGCGTCACGTTCGTCGACGGCCCGCCCTGCGATGGCGACATCTACGCCCGCGAAGGGGCCCAGTTCGGCGCGTGCCGCACGTGCGGGGCCACGGTGGGCACGCGGGACCGCCAGGCCTGGTTGGACGGCGAGGTTCGCTCTCACGCCTTCCGCGCGGCCCACATCGCCGAGGCGTACGGCGTGAGAGCGAACACGATCCGGGTGTGGGCGGACCGCGGACGGCTGACGGCGCATGGGCACGACGCGGACGGGCGGCCGTTGTTCAACGTCGGCGAGGTGCTGGACCTGGCGGCGGGCGACGCGGCACGGCGAGCAGGCGAGCAGGCCAAGAGGGCACGACGAGCAGCGGCACGCGAGGCCGCCGAGATGGGAGCATGAGCGCATGGACGACCTGGTGACCTGGCTGCGCGCCCGGCTGGACGAAGACGAGCGGGTGGCGCTGGCCGCCTCGCCCGGACCGTGGAAGCCGAACGCCGAGCACGACGAGGTCCTGGCCGTCGACGACGTCACGGTTGCCGACGGCTTCGCGCTCAGCGGCAACCAACTTCGCGCCACCGTCGGCCACATTGCCCGCTGGAATCCGGCCCGCGTGCTGGCCGAGGTGGACGCCAAGCGGCGCATCCTCGACGAGTACGAGATGTGGGCCGACGACGACGACCAGGACTACGAGCACGCACAGACGGCCGCCAACAGCGCAGCAGCTCTGCTCGTCGCCGTGAAGCTGGTCGCCCTGCCGATGGCCGAGCGGGACGGATACGACGAAAGCTGGAGACCATGACCGAGATTCAAGAACCCACCGTCACGCACGTCGGCAAGCCTGCCGTCGGGCTCATCCACGCCGGTGACGGCACCTGGATCCACCCCGGCGACATCGCCGCGACCTACGTCATCGACTGGGCGCCGGCCAGCCCCGAGGTCATCACGCCCGAGGGTGTGTGGACGGACCTGCCCGAGGCGCGGCCGCGCTGTCGCGTGCGAGTCCACCAGGGCGACCCGGCGGTGACGATCCCGATCACCCGCGACGGAGCGATGCACCACGACCCGGCGGCCGCCCTCGAGATCGACGCGTACGAGGGGCGGCAGTACGCGGACGTGCGGGCCGAAGGTGAGGCGCGCTGGACCACAGCTTGACGCCGACCGTCAAGCCTGTAACCATCATCCGCAACAGGTGAAGTCTCGATCGAGCCCCCGCTACCCACGTGGCGGGGGCTTCGTTGTACCCCGGCACACCACGCGAGGAGCCCTGCCATGACCGTCGCATTGCTGCTGCTCGTGGTCGCCTTCATCCTGCTGCTGCTCGCCGCGTTCGGCATCGGCGCACCACGGCTCTCGCTCGGCTGGCTCGGGCTGGCGCTGTGGCTGCTGGCAGTCGGGATCCTGCCCGCACTGAGCTGATGCCCGCACGATGGGCAGGACGCAAGGGCAGACCATGGCGTGACCTGTGCGCACGGGTGCTGGCCGAAGAGACCCACTGCATCAGGTGCGGGCAGTACGTAGACCAAGGCCTACCACCACGCACACCCAAGGCGCCCAGCGTGGACCACATCATCGCCATCGAGCAGGGTGGGGCCAGGCTGAGCAGGGACAACGTGGCCCTCGCCCACCATGGATGCAACAGCAGACACGGGGCCAAGGTGCGATGGGCCAAGCACAAGGGCACGACGCACACACCCACCCACATGATCGTGGACGTCGATCCTCACTCACTGTGATGTCACAGAGGGTAGGGGGTTCGCGATGACGATCATGGGGGCCGAATGACCCCACGCTTCAGCCTCCCTTTTCTCTCCCCGAGCGTTTTCGCACGACTACCGGCGGTGACTCTGCGTGGCGATGAACCGGCGGGACACTCTCTCTGACCTGCACGAACGTCTGACCGTCGCCCTCGACGACGTCGTTGACCCGCGCGACCTGGCCGCGCTGTCGAAGGAACTCCGCGCCGTCGTGGCCGAACTGGACACCCTGCCGGGCGGTGAGGAGGTCGACGCCGTTGACGACCTCGCTGCTCGACGTCAGGCGCGGCTCGCAGACGCCGCGGGTCAGTAACTATCCGACCTACGACCTGTCCGCCGCGCCGGAGATCATCGACCTGGCCGCTTCCGCCGGCCTGCACCTCGACGAGTGGCAGCAGTACGTGCTCACGCACGGGCTCGGGATGCACGCCGACGGCGAGTACACGGCTCGGCGAGTGTCGTGCTGGGTGCCGCGGCAGAACGGCAAGGGCGCCATCATCGAGGCGCTGGAGCTGGCCTGGCTGTTCCTGCTCGACGAAGAGCTGGTCATCCATTCGGCGCACCAGCACCGCACGTCGAAGCGGGCCTATGCGCGGCTGGAGAAGTACATCCGGCGGACGCCGGCGATGTTCAAGCGGGTCAGGGCGTTCCGGCAGACCAACGGCGAGCACGAGATCGAGCTGCATGACGGCCGGCTTCTGCAGTACACGACCCGCTCGCGCACGGCGGTGCGCGGCTTCTCGTCGCCGAAGTTGGTGCTGGACGAGGCGCAGGAGCTCACCGGCGAGCAGATCGCCGCGATCGTGCCGACGGTTTCGGCGATGCCGAACTGGCAGATCTGGTTCTTCGGCACTCCGCCGGACGACCCGGCGGCGTGGGTGTACGGGCTGAAGGAGGACGGCGAGGCCGGCCGGCCTCGCCTGGCGCACTTCGACTGGGGCACGGAGCTCGTCGCCGAAGCGGCCGGTACGTACGAGAAGGCCGCGGATATCGAGGTGGCGTACGCGTCGAACCCGGCGCTGGGTGGCCGGATCGAAGTGGCGACCGTCGAGGACGAGTACCGGCCCTCCGGTCTGGGTGTGAAGTACCCGCAGGAGCGCCTCGGCGCGTGGAAGCCTCGGGCCCTTGTCGGCGGCGGCGTGATCGACCCGCGGGTGTGGGCGCAGCTCACCGACGCGGAATCGAAGCGCGCCGGAGACGTGGCCCTGGCCGTGGACGTGACCCCGCTGCGCGACCACGCGTCGATCTCGATGTATGGCCTGCGCGGCGATGGCCTGGGCCACGTGCAGACGGTGGTCTACGGCGAGGGCGTCGACTGGGTGGTCGCCAAGCTCCTCGAGCTCAGGGCCGTGCTGGACCCGATCGCGATCGGCTTGGACCCGAAAGGCGGCGCGGCGTCGTTACTCGGCGAGCTCGAGGCGGTCGGCATCAGGCCGCCGGAGGACGCGGAGCACCCAGTGCGCGGCGACCTGGCGTTGCCGCTGGTGCACGAGGTCGCGCAGGGCGTGGGCCAGTTCATCGACGCGTGCCGGGAGCGGAAGCTGCGGCACGTCGGGCAGACGGAGCTGTCCAGCGCGGTGGCGAACGCGAAGACCCGGCCGCTGGCGGATGCGGTGGCGTGGGGTCGCAAGCAGAGCGACGTGGACATCTCGCCGCTGGTCAGCGTGACGCTGGCGCGGTGGGCGTACGTGACGCGGATCGGCGTCAAGCCGAAGGCGCAGGAGCTGACCGGCTCCCTGATGGCGTGAAGGAGCAGACGATGCGGGACCTGACGAACCGGCACCCGGGCACAGCGGGGATCGCACGGTACTTCGCCTTCAGCCACCTGCCCGAGGGCCCGTTGCGCGACACCAGCGAGGCGTGCCACAACCTGGCCGACGGCATGATCGGCCGCCTTCCGGACGGTCCGGAGCTGACGGCCGGGCTGCGGAAGCTGCTGGAGGCGAAGGACTGCTTCGTCCGGGCCGCGCTGGACCTGCGATGACCACCCTCACGATCGCCGTGGACCGGGTGAACGCCCGCGCGGCGCAGGTGGACTGGCGCCGCGTGTGGCTGGTCGCGCTGATGGTGCTGCCGTTCGTGCTGTTCTACGCCGCCCGGCTGACGGTCCGCACGGTCGGCTGGGTGCTGGCGTGGCTGTACGCGGCGGGCATGGAGGGCTGGGGTGCAGCCGGACCGCGTAAGGCGACCGGCTGATGCAGGCGTTCGCTGCGGGCTTCGATGCGTCGTGGCGCCCGCCGCGCGTCGCGCTCAACCCGAACCTCACCGACGACGACGTGGCCTGGCTTAATGGGCAGCTGGAGCTCGTCGAAACGCCGACGGTCCGGTTCGCCCGCGAGATCAAGCCACCTCCGCTGCCGTCCGGCAAGGTGCCGCGCCCGGCGTCCGCAGAGCTTCGGCTCCCGACCGAACGGATTCGGTAATGGGCCTGCTCGAGCGCATCCAGGCGCGCCGCAACGGCGAGCACAAGCAGCGCTCCTGGCCTGTCGGCAAAGGCGAGCTGATCGCCCCCGACTACGCGTACGGGCACGACCAATCCGAGTTCTCGCCCGAGGAGTACGGCGACTACGCGGCCACCTCCAACGACATCTACTCCGTGATCACACAGCGGGCCCGGATGATGTCCCGGCTGCGCCTGCAGTTCTTCCACGGCACCGGCTCCGACAAGCTCGAGGACACCACCCACCCGGCGGTCCAGCAGTACCGCAAGGTCAATCCGTTCTGGACGGCGCCGCGACTGGCCCGCATGGACGAACTGTGCATGGGCCTCTGGGGCCAGACGGCCTGGGCTCTCGAGCCGCCGCAGCGGCGCGGGCAGCCCGGTGAGATCTGGTGGCTGAAGCCGTCGCGGCTCAAGCCGGTGGCGCACGAGACCGAGTACATCAAGCGGTACGCGTACCACTCGCTGACCGGCGAGATCATCTTCTTCGACCCGGAAGAGATCGTCTGGCAGCGCTACCCGAACCCCATCGACGAGTTCGCCCCGCTGTCGCCACTCGCCGCCGCACGCCTGGCCGCGGACACCAGCCAGGCGATGATGCAGTCCAACCGGCAGCTGTTCAAGTCCGGCATGCAGATTGCCGGACTGGTCGTGCCGCCGGCCGACAAGGTGACGTTCTCCCAGGAGCAGGCCACCGACCTCGAGCGGCTGCTCGAGCGGCGGCTGTCCGGCGTCGACAAAGCGCACCGGTGGGCGGTGCTGCGCTACGAGGCGCAGTTCAAACAGATGGCGATCACGCCGAAGGACGCCGAGTTCGTGGCCGGCATGGGCCTGTCGTTCAGGCAGGTCTGCCGGGTGTACGGGATGGCGCCACCGCTACTCGGCGACATGGAAGGCGCGACCCTCTCCAACGTGCGCGACCTCGAGCGCTCGGTGTGGGACAACACGCTCACCTCCGATGCGGAATTCCGGGCGGCCGAGATCGAGGAGCAGTACCTGCCCCGATTCAAGTCCGGCGCACCCGACCACTGCGCGTACGACTTCACCAAGGTGTCCGCCTTGCAGGAGTCGGCAACGGAGTCGTGGACGCGCGAGGCGCAGGCCATCGACCGGGGCGCGATCACCATCAACGAGTGGCGCAAGGGCAAGGGCATGCCGCCTGTGGCCTGGGGCAACCAGCCGTACATGCCCGTCAACAAGGCCCCGGTCGGCCCGGACGGGCAGCTGCAGCTTCCGGCCTCAACTGGCGACACGCCGCCCCCGGACGACGAAGTCAACCCTTCGAATCAGCCCGCGCAGGTGACGGGCGCCAAGGACGGCCTGGACCACATGGCCGCGCGCCGCCTGCTCGCGGCGCTCACCCCGATCAACGGAGCGAAGCTATGACCATCCACCGCGCGCTCGGCTTCGTGGACCGGGCCAGCCTTCGCGAGGACTCCCCGCTGCGGGTCGTGATGGCGTCCGAAGGGCGCCAGGCCGACGGCATCGACCTGCGCATGTCCGGCGCCCAACTGGACCGCTACCGCGGCAACCCGGTGCTGGGCTACGGGCACTCGTACTACGGCCGGATGAACCTGCCCATCGGACGGACCGACCCGGCGTCGATCGCGATCGACGGCACGCAGCTGGCCGGCGAGCTGGACTTCGACCAGGGCGACGAGTTCGCCCGTGAGGTCGAGCGGAAGATGCGCGCCGGCTACCTCAACGCCGTGTCGATCGGCTTCGACGTCACCGAGTGGGAGAACGAGGCCGACAGCTACTGGCGCGGTGGCGTGGCCACCGGCTGGCAGCTGACCGAGCTGTCCGTGGTGCCGGTGCCGATGGACGAGAACGCGCTCGTCACCGCCGGCCGCGGCCTGGACCTCGCCGACCCGGGCCTGATCGCCGCGGTGCGCGGGCTCAACGACCAGGATTTCGACGCGCTTCTGCGCCGGCTGCGCGCGCTCGCCGAGCTCGTGCCGACGCCCATCGAAGACACCCCGCCGCCGCCGGCCGCGGGCGTATCAAACGAAGCTGCGCGGAACCTCCTCGCAGCCCTCAAGATCTGAGACGAGGAGACCATGAGCGATCAGCTCACCCTTGAGGCGCTGGCCACCGAGATTCGCCAGCAGCTCACGAGCATCAACGACTCCGTGTCGGCGTCCACGTCGGATGAGAAGCTGCGCCAGCTCGTCACCGAGGCCATCGACGGGCTGAAGGACGACTCCGAGTTCGTGCGCAAGATCCGCTTCGGTGCGGGCGAGGCGACCGACCTGACGATGGTCGGCACGAAGTACGCCCGCTGGGGCCTGTCCGTGCCGGACGTCGAGTTCCTGCACGACCTGATGTCCAGCCACCGCGGCAATCCCCGCAAGGGCGGCGGCGTGCACCCCGGCCCGTCGGAGGAGCTTTCGCGCACCTTCGACTCGATCACCGCGGCCCGCTACATGTCGGCCGAGCAGGTCCGGTCGATGGATCAGCGGGCGCTCGACGACTTGTTCCCGAAGATCCCGCTGGCCGAGTTCCACGGCTCGGACCGCAAGCTCGCCCGGGCGGGCAAGTACGAGCTGACCGGCGCCTACCAGCGGGCGATCCGCGCGATGGACACCGCCGAGTCCGGGTACGGTTCGCAGCTGATCGGTGCGCAGTACGTCGGCGAGCTGTGGGACGCTCCGCGCAAGCTGGGCCGGATTTTCCCGCTGATCGACTCGTTCGAGATGACCGACCCGACGGCGTACCTGCCGGTCGAGGTGGACATCCCGGAGATGCTGTTCGTCGCGGAGAACACGGCGAACAACTCGGCGGAGTACACGACGGTCAAGACCGGCAGCCAGCGGGTCCAGGTCGACGCGAAGAAGTTCATCATCCACCAGATGTGGTCGGGTGAGATGGACGAGGACTCCATCATCCCGTTCATCCCGTTCCTGCGCCGCCAGGCCGCGCTCAGCGTCGCGCACTACGCCGACTCGCTCGTGCTCAACGGCGACAACACGAACGCCGCGACCGGCAATATCAACCTGGACGACGCCGACCCGGCGGACACCAAGCACTACCTGGCGTTCGACGGCATTCGGCACGCCGCGATCGTCGACAACACGGCCAACAAGGTCGACGTGGCCGGCGCCATCACCCTGTCGCAGCTCAACAACCTGCGCGCGCTGATGATCGACACCACCCGGCTGGTCGACTGGGGACACCCCACAAACAGCGACGACCTCGTCTACGTGTCGGACCCGTTCACCGCCGACAAGATCGCCATGTTCGACGAGTACCTGACCGTCGACAAGTACGGCCCGCAGGCGACCGTGTTCAACGGCGAGGCCGGGCGCGTGTTGGGTCACCGGCACATCAGCTCCATCGCGATGCCGCTGACCGAGGCCGACGGCAAGCCGTCCACCACGGGCAGCAACAACACCAAGGGACAGGTCAACGCGTTCAACAGCCGCGGCTTCAAGGTCGGCTGGCGTCGGCGCGTGATGGTCGAGACCGAGCGGCTTCCCGCCCGCGACCAGACCCGCATCGTGTACTCGCTGCGGCTGGGCTTCGGCCGGTTCACGCCGACCGGTGCCGCGTCGGGCATCGAGGCGTCGGCCGTCGCCTACGACATCAGCGTCTGATCATCCGCCGAGGGGGGCCGTACCGATACCGGTGCGGCCCTTCCGCTTGAGAGGAGCACACGAGTGCAGATCGACCGCAGCATCTCCAAAGGTCAGCTGGTTCAGCTGACCTTCATGCAGGACGCGGTGGCCGCGTCCCAGACCGACGTCCAGCTGCCCATCGCCGAGGTCAACGCGGCCGCGGGCAACGCCGCGGACGGCTACGTGATGCCTTTCGCCGGCGAGGTCATCGCCCTGTCGTGGTTGCTGACCGCGGCCGGCACGACCGGCGCGTTCACGATCGGCCCGACCATCGGCGGCACCGAGAAGACCGCGCTGACCTCGACCGTCGGCACCGCCACCTCTGGCCGCGTCACGACCCCTCGCGGTACCGCCACGTTCAACGCGGGCGACGCCGTCGGCGCCGAGATCACCACGGCGGCCGGCTGGGACGGCACGTCCGCCGACCTCGGCGTGTCCGTGTGGGTGCTGCTCTACCTGGACGGGATCTAGGCCATGGCGACCACACAGTACGAGGTGCGGCACGCGTACCGGTCGTCACGCGACGGCCAGCAGTTCGGACCGTGGCGCGCCGGCGAGGTCATCGAGCTGTCCGAGGCTGACGCCGACTGGGTGAACCGGGACTCTCCCGGCTGCCTGCTCGCCGCCGGGGGCGTCGTCGAGGGGGCACCGCCCCCGGAAAGCGAGGCCGATGCCGAACGGCAGAAGCCGCCTGGCCGCAACCGGCAGCACCGCGGCAGTCCGAATCGGGGGCAGTGATGTCGGATGCCCAGATCAAGGCCGTGGCGGCGACTGGCGACATCACCACCGGCGACTCCTACCTGCACTGTGTCATCCTCACCGGCGGATCCGACGCCGCGACCGCCGTCGTCAAGGCCGGCGGCTCAGGCGGCGTCACCGTGCTGACGCTGAAGGCCGCCACGGCGACCTCGGTGTCCACCGGCGCGTTGGGTCCGGCGTACTGCGAGAACGGCATCCACGTCACGCTGACCGGCACCGCCCCGGCCTTCACCGCCACGTTCGAGTAGGCGGGCTGTCCGATGGCGACCACCGAGTACACGACGCTGGCCGTCGTCAAGGGCAGCCTCAGCAAGACCACGACGGACCGGGATGACCTGATCACGCAGGCGATCAAGTCGGCGTCGCGGATGATCGACGACCGGGCAGGGCGCCGCTTCTGGATCGACGACGCGGTGTCCGCCCGGCGGCTCTCGCTCGCCGAGGCGCATCTCGACGAGACCGGCGAGCTGCACATCGGCGTGCCCGACATTGCCACCGCGACCGGCCTGATCGTCGAGACCGGCGGCCCGACCACCTGGACGACGGTCACGTCGGGCACCTACTACACCGACCCGGACACCGCACCGGGCGACGGGCGCCCGATCACGGACCTGTACGGCGCGGCCGGCTGGCTGCCGTCGGCGGGCCGGATCCGTGTTACCGCCAAATGGGGCTGGCCGAGCGTGCCCGAGTCGATCGTGCAGGCCACGGTCCTGCTCGCCTCCCGGATCTACCGGCGCAAGGACTCGCCACAGGGCGTGCTCGGCAACGCCGAGTGGGGCGCAATCCGGGTGTCCCGCATGGACCCGGACGTCGAGAGCCTTGTCGCCCCGTTCATCTTGATCTGAGAGGTACCGATGGCGAAGATTCCCGTCAAGCCCGAGCGGACCACCGAGAACCTCATTGCGGCTCTGCGCGAGCGGGGCGGCGACGTCCGGCAGCAGATCATCGCCCACGAGACCCTGGCTCGGCTACGCACTGAGCGGGCGACCGCCAAGGATCCGGCCCGGGTCGCGCAGATCGACGTCGACATCCGGTTCTGGCGCGACAAGGTCGACGAAGACATCGACCAGCCCGCGCCGGCCGCGCCCGTCGCCGAGACGCGGGACTGACGGTGAACCTCGCTGCCGTGCGTACGGGTCTGGCCAATGTGGTCCGGACGGCCCTGCCCGAGCTGACCTGCTACCCGTACGTGCCGTTCGCGGTCGAGGTGCCGTGCTTCTACAGCACCGGCCCGACGATCACCTACGACGTCACCTACGGCGGCACTGACGACATGGACAACTGGGTGTGCCGCGTCCTGACGTCCAAGGCCGAGGACGCCGACGGCCAGGCGCTGCTCGACGCCTATCTCAGTCGCGGCGCGAAGTCGGTGAAGCTCGCCCTCGAGGGCACCCCCGGCGTGGCGCAGACCCTCGGTGGCGTCATCTCCGACCTGCACGTCAGGCGGGCCCAGAACTACGGCCTATTCCAGCACGGCGACGAGTACTACTACGGCGCCGAACTGGTCGTGCACGTCATCGGCGAAAAGGAGGCATAGACGTGGCCAAGCACATCCTCAAGAACGTGCGGCTTTTCGCCGGCGGCGTGGACCTGACGAGCCAGTCCAACAAGGTCGAGTGGTCGGCCGAGTACGAGACCAAGGAAACCACCACGTTCGGCAGCGTCGACGCCAACGGCGAGTTGTGGAAGGAGGTCGTGGCCGGTCTCGGCTCGGCGTCCGCGCAGGCGTCCGGGTTCTGGGAGGCCGGCGACGTCTCCAAGGTCGACAACGACATGTTCGCCACGCTCGGCGCGATTGGCCCGTGGACGATCTGCCCGCTGGCCGCAACGGATGGCAGCCTCGCGTACGTCCTGTCGGCGCTGCGCTCGTCGTACAACCTTTTCGACCAGCCCGGCGAGGTCGCCCCGTACGCGGGCCAGGCCAAGTCGACGTGGCCGATGGCGCGCGGCAAAGTCATCCACCCGGTCGGCACCGCCCGGTCGACGACGGGCACCGGGACGATCACCCAGCTGGGCGCGCTCGCCGCCGGCCAGAGTCTCTACGTCTCGCTGCACGTCGTGTCGGCGTCCGGCACCACGCCGTCGTTGACGGTCGCGATCCAGTCCGCCGCGGTGGTCGGCTTCGGCTCGCCGACGACCAGGGCCACGTTCACCGCCGCGACCACACCCGGCGGGCAGATCACGCGCATCGCGGGTCCGGTCACCGACCAGTACTGGCGGGTCAGCTACACGATCTCCGGCACGACGCCGAGCTTCCTGTTCGCGGTCGCTGCGGGCATCGCCGTCTCGTAGCCCCAACCTCACCCTCCACCCCGGCTCCCTCGGTGCCCGGGTTCGTCGCCGTGCCTGAAAGGGGCCAGTCGTGGCCAAGTTCGTACTCGTCAGCACCTACCTCGGATTGAACAGCGTCGACCGCTCGTCCTGGGTGTCCAAGGTCGAGGTCGCGGTCGAGGTCGAGGAAAAGGACGTCACCGTCTTCACTTCGGCCGGCTGGAAGGAAGTCCTCGGCGGTCTGAAGTCCGGCAACATCGCGATCACCTTCAAGAACGACATGGTGGACGCCTCGCTCGACGACACGATGTGGGCGCTGCTCGGCACCATCGTCACGTTCGAAGTCCGAGCGACCTCGGCGGTCGTCGGCGTCAACAACCCGAAGTACACCGGCTCTGTGCTGATCAACGGGTGGACGCCGGTCACCGGCTCGCCCGGTGACGTCAACGAGCAGTCGGTCACCTTCCCCACGAGCGGCGCGGTCACCCGGGCCGAGGCCTGATCGCGGTGCCGCTGTGATCGAGATGAGCATCGGGGCCGCCCGGCTCGAGGAGGTCATCTCGGCGCTGCGGTACGAGGAGGACGGCAAGCAGCTCCGCAAGGAGATGACCGCCAACCTCAAGGCCGCCGTCGAGCCGGCCATCCCGGTGATGCGGTCCGGGCTGATGGCCATGGGCGGCTCGGGCTCTGTCACGCCGGCGCTGCGTACCACCATCGCCAACCGGATCCGGGTCGCGGTCCGCGGCACCGGCGGGCGGGCGGGCGTGCGCGTGTCGATCGGCCGCACTCCGCAGATCCGCGGGTTCCGCAACGCGCCGAAGCGGCTCAACCGGGAGAACTGGCGGCACCCGGTGTTCGGCAACCGCGAGGCCTGGGTCAGCCAGAGAGGCGCGCCCGGCTACTTCGACGACCCGCTGCGGGCCCGGCGCGACGAGATGCGCGCCGCGGTGGCCCGCGCGGTCGAGGACATGTCCCAGCGGATCGCCCGCCGGGCCGGAAGGGGATAGCGCCGTGTTCGTGCAGTACAAGCCCAAGGACGGCGACGCACAGTCGTGGGAGTTCGTGCCCGACGACGTGTTCGAGGACGATGCCGAGCTCGTCGAGAAGTACTACGGCGCCGACTGGGACGAGTTCCTCAACGGCGTACGCGGCGGCAAGGCGCGCGCCCGCAAGGTGCTGCTCTGGCACCTGATGCGCCAGCAACACCCGCGGCTGCGGTTCGATGACGTGCCCCGGTTCCGGATGGGTGAGGTCACCGCCGACTTCTCTTCGGACGAGCTGCGCGAGCTCATCGCCAAGATGGACCGCCTCGACCGCACCGGCATGGACGACGACCGCGTCGCCGAACTAGACGGCGTCTCCCGTCAGCTGCAGGTCGACCTCACGGATGCGCTGCTGCGCGAGCACGGCACCGCCGAAGCGGCCGAAGCCGCGCAGGAGGCGGAGCCGGCGGGAAAAGCCGGCTGAGGTCGCTGCGCGAGCGCAACCTCGGCCTCTTCGCCTCACAGCTGCACATCCGCCCCTGGGAGATCCGCCTGCTCACCGTCGACGACTTCCTGTCGCTGTGTTCCTGGCTGGACCGCAACAACGAGCCGAAGGAGGAGTAGGCCATGTCCGATACCTCTCTCGTGTTCAACGTCCTCGGCCGCGAGCGAGTCGGCTCCGCGCTGAGCCGGGTGGCGTCGCTGTTTCGCTCGGCCGGCCAGCAGGCGGAGCGGGCAACCCGGCAGGCCACCCAGTCCACGGAGCGCCTCGACCGCCAGATCCACGACGTCGAGAAGTCGCTGGCGATGCTGAACGCCGAGTTCGCCGCGACCGGCAACAAAGAGCTGTTCGTGCGGATGAAGCGCGACCGGTCGCTGCTCACCCAGCTGCAGTCGGTACGCCGCGAGATCGGCGCAGCCAACGACGAAGTGGACCGGCTCGGCGCCAACGACCGCGCGTCCAGCATGCTCGGCCGGCTCAGCCAAGCCGGTTCGGACGTCGGCAGCACACTGCAAACCGGGCTGAGGTCGAGTCTGGAGCTGGTTGCCAGCAACGCCTGGACGCTGGTCGGTGCGGCCGGTGCCGCAGCGGCCGCGCTCGCGGCGATCGCCCCGGCCGCGTTTCTTGCCGGCGGCGCGGTCGGATCCCTGCCCGCGATCTTCTCCGGCGCGGCCGCGGCGATGGCCACGCTGAAGCTGGGCACGATCGGTCTGGCCGAGCAGTGGAAGGCGCAGACCACCGCGACCGGCGGGGCGGCCCGGGCGGCGCGGGACATGACCGCGAAGCATCGGGCGGTCGAGCAGGCCGCCAAGGGCGTCGAGCGTGCCGAACGGGCCGTGCAGGACGCGATCAAGAACGTGGCCCGGGCGGAGCGCGACGTCACCGCAGCGCAGAAGGATGCTGCCGCCGCGGCGCTTGCCGTCGCGGATGCGGTCGCCGAGGAGCAGCGCCGCCGCCGGGACCTGGCCACCGACCTCGCGTCGGCGCGCCTCGACGTCGGCGACGCCATCGACGCCGAGACCGACGCCGAGACGGCGCTGAACGCGGCCCGGGCCAACGGCGCGGACCCGGCCGAGATCGACGACCTGGAGCGCGCCTACGAGCGCGCGCAGATCGCCGTGACGCAGGCCAAGAACCGGGTCGAGGACCTGACTGACGCGCAGAAGGAAGCCGACAAGACCACCGTCGACGGCTCGGACGCTGTGGTCGCCGCGAAGGACCGAGTGAAGGACGCGCAGCAGCGGGTCATCGACGCACAGGACGCCGAGGCGGCTGCGGTGCAGCGGGTCACCGACGCGCGCGATGCGCAGAAGGACGCGGTGCAGCAGCTGGCCGACGCGCAGAAGGCACTCAACACCTCAGCGGCTGGCGGTGGGGGCGGAGGAATCGTGCCGCCAGCGATCGCCGCGAGCGCACAGAAGTTCCTCGACGTGCTCAAGCAGCTGCGCCCCGCGTTCGAGCAGCTGCGCCTTGGCGTGCAGGAGAAGCTGTTCGCCGGACTTGCTGGACCGCTCCAGGCGATGGCGACGGCATGGCTGCCGCAGCTGACCAGCTCGCTCGGCGCGATGGCGACGACATTCAACCGGATCATCAAGATATTCATGGCCACCGTGTCGCAGTCGTCGTTCATCAAGAACATCGCGATCGGCGTGGAAGCGTTCCGCGGCGCACTGGAGGCGGTCGGCAAGGTCGCGGCCGGCCCGCTCACCACGGCGTTCGGCAACCTCGCCGCGGCCGCCGCGCCGTTCGTCGAGACGCTGGGCAACGAGGTGGCGAAGGCCCTCGGATCGTTCGCCGGTTGGATCAACAAGCTGGCGCAGGGCGGGAAGAACTCCAAGCTCAACCAGTTCTTCCGCACCGCCGCCGACGTACTCAAGGACGTCTTCAAGATCCTGCGTGACGTCGGCTCCATCCTCGGCTCGGTGCTGTCGGCGATTTTCGGCCAGCCCGAGAACGGGCTCGGCCCGTGGAAGTCGTTCGTCAAGACCATGGGCGACATCGCCGCCTGGTTCAGGGATCCCGAGAACCAGCGGGCGATCCGGGAGTTCATCGCCAATGTCAAGGACTGGGGCGGCCAGGTCGTCGCGTTCTTCAAGAGCATCGCCCCGGCCATCGGCCCGGCCATGGCTTTCATCAAGTTCTCGCTGGTCACCTCCGCCAACATGGTCAAGGTCGTCATCGTGACCGTGCAGAACCTTATCGGCGTCGTGAAATGGATCGGCAAAAACGCACCGGTCGCATGGAACGCAATGAAGAACGCGTTCGGCACCGCCAAGGACTGGATCGTCAACAAGGGCGGCGCGCTGATCGGCTGGTTCAAGAGCTTGCCGGGCAAGATCAGCTCGGCCGCGAGCGGCATGTGGAACGGCCTGCGCGACAGCTTCCGCTCGGCGATCAACTGGGTCATCCAGCGCTGGAACAACCTGTCCTTCACCATTCCGTCGGTCACGCTGCCGCTGCTCGGCACCATTGGCGGTGGCCGGCTCGACACGCCGAACATCCCGTACTTGGCACAGGGTGGCGTTGTGCCGGCCACGCGCGGGGGCCGCCTCGCGGTGCTCGGTGAGGGCGGCCGGGATGAGGCGGTCATCCCGCTGGATCGAGCCGGCGGCATGGGTGGGCGCTCCGAGATCGTCCTGTCGATCGCGGCGGCTGGTGATCCCGCACTGAAGGCGCTGCTGGAAGCACTGCTGCCGCACATGCGCTACGGGGTTCGTACGGCCGGCCGCGGCAGCGTGCAGAAGTGGATCGGCGTCAAGGGCGTGGCGGCGTGACGCTGTTCAGCCCGAAGACGGAGCTGTACATCAACGGCGCCTGGGTCGATGTCAGCTCGTACGTCCGCTACGCGTCCGGCGTCGAGATCGGCCGCGGCCAGGCCGACGAGCAGGGCGAGCTCACCCCCTCGCGGCTGGCGCTGGCGCTGAAGAACACCGACGGCCGGTTCTCCAACCGCAATCCCGGCTCGCCGTACTTCGGGCTGCTCGGCCGCAACACGCCGCTGCGCCAGTCGGTGACGGGTTTTCCGTTTCACCTGCGCCTCGACGGCCAGGGGTATGCGACCACGCCGGACGCGGCGGCGCTCGACATCACCGGCGACATCGACATCCGCGCCGACATCGAGCCGGACTCGTGGACTCCGGCAGCCCGAACCGTCATCGCCTCGAAGTACCTCAACACCGGGAGCAACCGCTCCTGGTACCTGTCACTGGCGGGCACGGGTCACCTCGAGTTCGCATGGTCGGCCGCCGGCACCACCGTCGAAACGGCCACCTCGACCGCAGCCGTTCCGGCCACCACGGGCCGGCTGACGGTCCGCGTGGTGCTGGACGTTTCCAACGCGGGCAACCACACGGTCACGTTCTACACCGGCACCAGCGTCACGACAGCGACGACACAACTCGGGGCCGTGGTGACCACCGCGGGCGTCACGAGCATCTTCTCCGGCACCGCCGCGCTCGAGGTCGGCTCTGGCAACGGCGGCATCGTGATCTTCGTCGGCGATCAGCGGTTTGTCGGCCGGTTCTACCGGCTACAGGTCTGCAACGGTATCGCCGGCACGGTCGTGGCCGACCCAGATTTCACGGGCCTGGCCGATGGGACGACGAGTTTTTCGGACACCTACCGCACGTGGACGGTGGTCTCCCCGGGCTACGTCACCAGCGACGGCATCCGCTTCCGAGGCGAGGTGCCGACCTGGCCACCACGGTGGGACCTGTCCGGCCGCGACGTGTACACCCCGATCGAGGCGGCCGGGATCACGCGCCGGCTCACCCAGGGCGCCGTCCCGCTGCGGTCAACGATCTTCCGGAATCTTGTCCGGTACGACAGCAGCATCACCTTGGCGTACTGGACGTTCGAGGACGACTCGCAGGCGACGTCGGCCGCGTCGGCGGTCAGCGACGGCGTGCCGGCCACGACGACCGGGATCACGTTCGCAGGCGACGACACACTGCCGGGCGCTGCGCCTGTGGCGACGATCGACGGCACCACCAGCAGGATCTTCGGGTCGGTGCGCCGTACCCTGCCGACTGCCGCGACCGGCTGGGCTGTCCTGCTGTACTTCAAGCTCCCGGCGATCCCAGGGTCGGACACGACGCTGGTCCGGTGGACGTCGACGGGCACGATCCCCACCTGGCAGATCGTGGTCGGCACGCTGACCTACATGCTGCAGGGCTTCGACTCGCTCGGCGCCCTGGTACTCAACCTGAACATCGGGTTCGGGGCGGGCGCAGAACCGGCGAATCGGTGGATCGCGATGCGGGCGGCGACCACCTTGTCCGGCGGCACGGTGACCTACACGCTGGGCTGGCACGCGGTCGGCAGCGGAACGTTCTACGGCAACCAGGACACCTACTCCGGCGCTCCGGGCAGTCCACGCGGCTGGTCACTGAGCGGGGCGACGGCCCTAGTCGGCGCTTCCATCGCGCACGTCTACGTCGGGCAGAACACGCTGCCGTTCGCAACGTCAACATTCGCAGAATCATCGGACGGCTACCAGGGCGAGACTGCCGTAGCGCGCCTACAGCGCCTGTGCACCGAAGAGGACATAGACCTGCATGTCCACTCCCTCTTCGGCTACGCCCCCACTGACACCTCGGCGACGATGGGCCGTCAGGGCATCGACACGTTCGTAGGGCTGCTTACCTCCTGCCAGGACGCCGACCTGGGCATCCTGTACGAGCCCCGCGATCGGTTCGGCTACGCCTACTGGCCGCTCGACGCCTTGTACAACGCCGACGGCGTGACGTTCAGCTATGGCACCCACGTGGCCGAGCCGTTCGAGCCGACCGACGACGACCAGCAGCTGCGCAACGCGGTCACCGCGACCCGGCCCGGCAACACTGTGGGCGCCCTGGCCGAACAGGAAACCGGCCCGCTGTCGATCCTGCCGCCCCCGGATGGCGTCGGCCGCTACGAGGTCTCCTACGACGTCAACGTGGACACCGACGACGAGCTCGCCTCTGCCGCGGCGTGGCTGCGGCACCTTGGCACCTACGACGAGCTTCGCTATCCGGCGGTCAGTTTCATCCTCGGCAACTCGGCGTTCACCGGCGACGCGGCCGCCACCTCTGATGTGGTGCGGCTGGACATCGGCCGGCGCTTCACCGTCGATTCGCTGCCCGCCTGGCTGCCCCCGGATCCGGCGCGGGCCCTGGTCCGGGGGACCTCGGAGACGCTGACCACCGACACGTGGGACGTCACCACCGCGACGACGCCCGCGGGCGTGTACGACGTGGGCGTGTACGACGCCACCGACTCGCGCTGGGATTCGCGGACCACGGTCACCCACGAGAGCTACGCCTCCGGCGCGACCACGATCTTTTTCAGGACCGAGGACTTCGGCGACATCTGGGCCACGACTGGCAACGGCACCTCGTACGACTGCACCTGCTCAGGCGAGAAGTTCACGGTAACCGCAATGGAGCCCGACGCCACATTCGAGACTGCGGGGCTCGCGGGTTGGGGCACTCCCGCATCCGGCACATGGGCGCGCTCGACCGCGCAGGCGCACACCGGCACAGGCTCCGGCCTGCTCACCGTGACCGGTAGCCCGACGCAGACGTACGTGCGGCAGTCGACCCAGATCCCAGTGACCGTCGGGGTCAGCTACCGGGTGACGATGTGGGCGTATTCGGTGGCCGGCAGCGCTGACATCGGTGTGGCCATCGACTGGTTCGATTCCGGCCACAACTACCTGTCCACGGACGCGCAAACCCTGACCTTGGCCGCGGCGACGTGGACCGCGTTCGGCAAGACCGCCGCAGCTCCGGCATCCGCCGCCTTCGCGGTTTATGGGCCGACAATCGGCAATTCGCCGCCCGCGGGCCGAGCGATATACGTCGACGACATCTACTTCCAGCAGGCAAGTGGCTCGACCGGCTACCTGCAGGCCGCGACCGTCACCCGGTCCATTAACGGCATCGCCAAAACACTCCCGGCTGCAAGCGAGATCCATGTGGCCGACGCCGGTCGCTGGGCACGGTAGAGAGGACATCGCGTGGTCAGTGCGGGCGCCATTACCTACGCCGACGACATCAACGACATCGCCGACGCGACGACCGGCAAGCCGCTGGTGCGACTGGTTCAGACCGTCGCGCAGTCCATCCCGGACGCGACGCTCACCGCGCTCACGTTCTCCGGCGAGGACATCGACACTCACGGCTTCCACGACACGGGCAGCAACACCGCCCGGATCACCCCGACCATGGCCGGCTACTACCGGTTCACCGGCACCTACTTCACGGCCGCGCCGACGACGCTGGCGAACATGGACGCCAGTCTGCGCAAGAACGGCTCGACGTCGATCGCGCCGGGGCCGCGCGGATCGGCCACCGGGAACATCGCGCAGTCGCAGAGCTGCACCGCGATGGTTTCGTGCAACGGCACCACCGATTACGTGGAGCTGCTGGCATTCCAAGATTCGACCGGTGCCGTCAACTCCAACGTCAGCCAGCGCTTCAGCAGCGTGTTCGAGTGCGAATTCATCAGGCCACTGTGATTCGGCCCCGCCCCGAGGAGGCAGCATGGTTGAGCAGGTCATCCAGTACGTCAACGGCATCGAGTACAACGGGGCTAACCGCGAGGACATCCTTGCCGCACTCCCGCCGCAGACGGTAATCGACTACCACGTCGAACTCCAGGCGGCAGCGGGTGACACTGCCGTCTACAGGTTCGACGACGGTTCCGGGCTGCAGACGTACACGCTCGCGGTCGGGGACTGGCTGATCTGGTCGTATGGCCCTCCCCAGTCGCTGCCGGCGGCAGCGTTCGCCAGCAGCTACGTCAAGAGGTCCGACCTGCCATGAGTTGGCGACTCACCAAGAGCCTGGCCAGATTCCGGCGCCTCGTCGACGAACGCTGGCCGAACCGGGATCATGCGTCCGACGGCACGATCGGCGACACGGCGCACCAGGCCGAGACCTCGGGCCACAACCCGGACGACACGGCCGGAAGCCGGCCCGAGTGGAACAGCGACTCCGACAGCGTCGCCGAGGTGCGCGCGTTCGACATGGACTCCGACCTGCGCGAGCCCGGCACGACCGCGCAGCAGCTGGTCGACCACCTGCGCGTGCTGCCCGGCCTGGACAAGGTGTTCCGGTACATCATCTTCGACCGGAAGATCTACCGCGCGTCCAACGACTGGAAGCCCGAGACGTACACCGGGGCCAGCCCGCACACCGAGCACATCCACTTTTCCGGCGCCTACACCCAGGCCGCAGACGACAACGAGACCTTCGACTTCCGACTCGACGAGGTAGGGAACATGGCGCTGACCGATGACGACCTGGACAAGGTTGAGGCGAGGGTCCTCGCTCTGCTGCGGGGTGCGGACGGCAAGCGTGCTGTCGGCCAGGCCGTGCTCGGCTACGACCCCGGCTACATCGACGGCGACCCCACCAAGGGCGTGTGGCCGGGCATCCCGGACGCCACCTACGGCAAGTCGTCGAGCACCAACGGCACGGTTGGCCTCGGCACGGCGGTCGGCACCCTGCTGTCCCGGCAGCAGACGAACGCCCAGGCCGACGCGGTCGCCGCCCAGGCGGTCACGACCGCGCTGGCCGCAGTGGTTCCCGCCGTCGCTGCCGCGGTCATCGCGAAACTGCCGCAAGGCGCGGACCAGATCAGCCAGGCCGAGGTCACCGAGGCGGTCCGGGTGGCGTTCGCTGACGCGTTCGGCTCGGCGTCCGCATGAGGCCGGCACGGCGGCGGATTGGCGGATCATGAGTGAGCAGGCGTGGAACGGCGCTGCCCGGAGCTTGGACGCTCATCCGGGACATCCTCAGTTTCCTGGGAGGTTGGGCGCTCATCTTCCTGGAGGCGCAGCGGCCCGAGGTGCGCGGCCTGGTGATGCTGGTCGGCGGGGCGGCGATCGGGATCCCGGGATTCGCGGTCGGCGCGGCCTCGGTGGCGGAGCTCATCAGCCAGCGTCGGGGTGGTACGCCAGACTTGCCGTCGCCGCGAGCGGAGCCTCGGGTCTAGCGCTGCTCGCGATCGTGGCGGTGAGGTGGGCTGCCGGGTGATGAGGACGACGCGGGCGATCCCCGTCTACTGGCTGATCGTGGGGCTGGCGACCGCGATTCTGTCGCCGCTGCTGTCCATCTTCGCCTCGGTGACCATCGCCGAGCGCAACGCCGAGGTCCAGCGGCAGCGGCAGGAGCAGGCGCAGGCGCAGGCCCAGATCGAGTCCCGCAAGGTGGTCTGCAACTGGATCGGCACCAACTTGGACGTCTTCGATGAGACGCCCCCGGCCGGAGCTGCTGGGAAGAACCTGCGTACCCGGTATCTGGAGCTGTATCAGATCTCGCAGTGTCAGCCACCGCGGAAGTAGTGCCACCACACAGACCCCCGAAGGAGACGTCATGATCGCGAGAATCCGTAAGGCAGTCATTGCCGGACTGAGCGCCGGCCTGTCCGTGGCCGTCGGAGCCCTGGTCGCCGCTGGCTCGCTCGACCAGGAGCAGATCTCCAAGGCCATCGGCGCCGGAGTCGCCGCGGCGGTCGTCGCCGGGTGGGCGACCTGGCGCGTCCCGAACGCGCCCGCCTGACTCAGCGCGTAGCACGCACCTCTGACAAAACTGCGCCCCTCGAGCTCCGGCTCGAGGGGCGTTTCGTCATGTCCGGGATCAGGCGTCGCCTTCGGGTTCCTCGGCGACCTGCTTCCGGTTCGTCCGGATCCAGGCCTCGACGACCTCGGCGTCCCACACCGCGCCCATCTCGAGCGTGTCGAGCGGCTCGGGGAATCCGCGTTGCCGGGAGATGACGTACGCCCGCTGCCGCCCGACGCCGAGCGCCTTGGCGATCTCCGCGGTGCCCATCAACCTCATAGACGCACACGCTAAGTACACATACGGTTTACGCCCGGAGTGCGTCTGCCCTGTTAACAATCGCTGTGTACGCGTGTAACCTGCGATCACAGAAGGCAGACGAGCAGACCTTGGCCGGGTGCGCACTCGTCGCCCCCTTTCCGTGAGCACGAAAGCGCCGCCCGGACCAGATGGTCGCGGGCGGCGCTTCTTCGCGTCTGGGGTTCAGGTGTCGGTCTCGGGGTCCTCGGAAAGCGCTGGCCGATGCTTGGCCATCCAGCGGTCGACGTCCTCGATCAGCCACACCTGGATGTTGCCGGGCAGCGTGTCGAACGGCTCGGGGAAGTTCAGGCGGCGGTCGTTGACGACTTGGAGAGCGCGCTGCCGGGTGACGCCGAGCAGGTCGGCGATGTCCCCCGTCGTGTAGAGCTTCCTCGGCACGTTGATCACCGTACGTACCAAGGCGCTTTACGTTGGGTGTAACCAGCGTCTTTACCATCGACTTGTCGACGGGTAACCTCCCGTGCACAAGGCGACGGGCAAAATCCCTGGCCGGGCGCGCCCGTCGTCGCCCGACACCGATGGGAGATCGCTCAGATGCGCCTGATGCGACAACTTTGGCTTTTGATCAACTGGCGGCGGCGCCGCCTCTACCGCGCGGCGGTCGCCGAGACGCGCCGGTGGCAGCGCGAAGAGCGCGAGAAGATGGCGCAGTACTGCCCCCACGTGCGGCGCATCATCGCGGATGACGGCGGCCGGTCATGGCGGTAGTCGGCGGCGCGTCCCACTACGACCTGCCGCCCGGCGACGAGCTGAGCTGGCGCAACCGGCGCATCATCGCCGAGCGCATGCGCTGGCCCGCGGGCGCCCTCGAGGCGTGCGAGGAGATCGAGCGTACGCACCCCGGCTGGTCGCCCAGCTGGCACGACGCGAACATCTACCCGGGCTTCGAAGCGCCCGCGGGGTACTACGCCCTGCGACTCGAGCGGAACCGGGGCGAGGGCCCCGCCTATGGCGTGGACGCCGCAGCGCTGACCGCGGCGATCGAGGCGGTGTTCAGTCGCTGTCCCACCTGCGGCCTGCGCTATCCGGTCCCACCGGACAGCGACATCCCGCTACACGAGGCCCCGGGTACGGGCCGCCGGTGCGATGTCCATTGGAGCAGGCGCACCGTCGAGGCCGAGCCCGGCAGCTGCGTCGCCTGACGTTCCGCCCGCCGCGCCCGGTGCAGCCAGACGACCGTCTGAGGCTTAACCCGTGCAGGACTGATAGGCCTTGGAGTACCCCGGGTCGCCTGCGGCGTCAGCCGACTCCCGATACTTCCCGCCGCCGTAACCCCAGCCAGGCCTTGCGCCCGTCTCGGCGCCGATGATCGAGAATAGGTGGCGGCCGTCGGCACAGTCCGAGTTGCCGATGAACTGCATGCCACCGCTGGCGTCTACGCAGCCGGCCAGCGCCTTTTCTTCGTCGATGACCTTGCCGGGCTGAAACACTTCGGAGCACTTCGGAGTGGCGGCGGCGGTGGGCGCTGCGCCAGGGGCGCCGCTGGCGTTGCCAGCGAGGTTCATGTCGACGATGACGCCGCGGTCGGCGCAAGCCGACTGCAGGGCTGTCGCCTGTGTCATGAGCGGTCCCATGTAGGCGAGCGCGCCGAGTCCCGGATCGGCGCCGAGCTTGCTCATCTGCCACACGACGTCGACCAGCTTGGTGCCATGATCGCGAATGTCGCCGTACCGAGAGTCCTCGAACTGGCCGCGGAGCTGCTTGTACTCCGCCTCGGTCATCTGGGCCGAGTTCTTGGCTGGCGCCGTCTTGGCGTTGTCGCGCATGGCCTTGCAGGCGGCTACGCCGGAGTCCTCTCGGATCACCTGGTCGTAGATGACCCAGGAGACGCCGGCGAGGAAGACGATCGCGACGGCCAAGACGAGCCACGGCCAGAGCGCCCGTCGCTGCGGAGGGGCGACAGCCGGCGTGGGCACGGGCGGCCAGTATTGATCGTTTCCGGGGACTATCGGCGTGCTCATGGACTGTCCTTCGAGGTGAGAGGCCGCGGCCGGGCGCATCGCGCAGTGTGCACTCTCAGCAGTGATCTAGCAACACATAGTCGCCGATCCGATCTGGACGGTGGATCTCCACTCAACGATCATGCCCACCGGGGTCATGGTCACGGTCGATGCGTCAACCGTTTACCCAGCGTTAACTGGATCGGCGCCCGGCCTTCCATCCACCGATAGGGAGCCACCATGCACAGCCAAACCGGCATCGTTGCCGGACTGGCCCTGATCATCGTCATCCTCACCGCCGACCCGGCCGCCGCCGATCCGGTGCTGCCGCTGCCGGTGGTGTCCATCGACCTACTGCCCGACCGCAACCCGCACACCACCACGGCCACCACCGCGCCGCCGGCGACGACCCAGACCCCGTCGCCGAAGCCGGCCAGCGCAAAGCCGATCAAGACCACCACGAGGGAGCAGCACGCAGTGCGCACAAACGGGGGCGGCACGAACGGTGTCGCGCAACACGAAAAGGCGACCCAGACCCCGTCGCCGAAGCCGACGTTGAGACCAGCGGCTCCTGAGCCGCCGAGGGAGGCCGCCGGGCCGAACGACAACATGGTCGGCCGACGCGATCGCTGGTTTGATCTGGCCGCGCTCGCCCTCGTGGCGCTCGTGGCAGCGGCCTTCATGCCGTGGCGCCCGCGATCGCCTCGGCCGCGGACCACGCCGCCGCGCGGCATACCGCCGTGCATCGACCCCGAGACGGCTGTCGATGCCCTCTTGGTCGAGGTGTACCGGGACGGGTACGGGGACGGCTACGTCGACTGCACCACGCTGAAGTGAAGTCCTAGCCGATTCCCCTACCAGTCCCCTAAAGCAGTGGGCCCCGGTCTTCAAGACCGGGGCCCACCTGCATGTTTGGAGATCTACTTCTGTGTCCGGAGGGGGACTTGAACCCCCTCCACCCCCCTGGTCAGTAGGTCAGGATGCCGTCTGACCTGCTGGTTCTTCCTCGCTCTCCCCCGTTGATTCCCGTTGTTCCCCGCCGGGTTCCCCTAGGATTCCCCTAAAGTCGATCTTGCAGAGGGAGTGCTCCGTGGCCGCGATGATGTTGTCGTCCACGATCGGCAGCAAGTGCCCGTACATGTCCGATGTGACCGTGATCGAGCTATGACCGAAGCGGCGCTGAATGCCGGTGAGCGGCACGCCGTCTGAGATCAGGTGCGCCGCATGGGTGTGCCGAAGGTCGTGGATGCGCAGCCCGACAAGACCGGCCCGCGCCGCACAGGCCACGAAGAGCCGCCAGAACCTTCGGTAGCGCACCGCGCCGCCGTCCGGCTCGCGGAACACGTACGCGTCGCGGTGCTGCATCGCCACCGCCGGAATGAGCAGCTCCGCCACGTCCTGCGGGTAGGTCACCGTACGCCGGGACTCGGCCGTCTTCGGTGGGCCTGTGACGAGCGGCTGACCGGGGGACAACTCGTGCAGCGTCTCTTCCACGCGCAGCGTCCGCGCCAGCACATCCACGCGCTGGATCTTCAGCCCGGCCACCTCCGACCAGCGCAGGCCCGTGGCGACCAGCAGCACAACGAGCGGACGCCAGTACGCCGGCATCGCCATGACCAGCCGGCCGATCTCCGCCTCGTCCAGGTATCGCTGCTCCCTGAACTCGACCTTGGGCAGGCCGGTGCGGTAGCACGGATTCTTGCGGACCATCCGCTCATCGACGGCGCCCTGGAGGATGGAGTACAGGACACCGTGGACGTTGCGGATCGTCTTCTCCGCCAGCGGATAGCGGTCCATCTCCTCATCCCCGGAGAGCAACAGGGATACCCAGCTCTTGATGATCAGCGGAGTCAGCTCGTCGAGGCGGTACTCCCCCAGCAGCGGCAGGATGTGGTTGCGCACCCGGGCGCCCTCGCTCTTGCGTGAGCTTGGCCTGAGGCCGGCCTCGTGCGTCGGCCAGAAGAGCGCGGTCCACTCCTCGAGGGTGATCCGGCCGCCCCGCGGGTCGATGTATTCGCCCCTGAGCCGGTCCCCCTCGAGGAGCGTCATCGCCTTCTTGGCCACGGTCTTGTTCGGATAGCCCGACTCGACGGTCACCTTCCTGCCGGCGACCAGGTCGCGGATGCGGTAGGTCGGCCCGTTCTTCTCGACCCACATGCTCAGCCCACCTCGGGCTGCTTGGGGGCTACGTCGATCATCGCCTGGAAGTCGGCGAGCCGCTCCAGCCGGTCGCGTTCGCGGCGCTCGTAGAGCTTGCCCAGCATCGTCTGCTTCAGCTCGTCGTCAACCGGCGCCCGCATGATCAGCGCAACTTCCTCATCCTTCTCCGGCTGCCCCTCCGCATCGCCGGCGGCCCGTAGTGCGTTCTCCACGTTGTCGTCGAGCGCCTTCGCGATGGCGCGGACGCTGTTGACGTTGACCCCGGCGCCGCCCTTCATCCACTTGAAGATCGTTCCCCGGTTGATCCCGGCTTCGCGGGCCAGGCGGGCAACGCTCCATCCGGGGCGGTCGGTCATGCGGCGTAGGTAACCGGCCCAGTCTTCGCGGGGCTGGGATGCGTCGCTCATAGGCATACGGTATGCGGTATCTGAGCTGCACCGATACGTCCACGGGCGTCGCCCTTTAGCGTCGCTGCGCAGCGACGCTTTCTTACGACGGCTGGCCTGCCCGTCCGATGCGTACGGCGTGCTCATCCGCTGCGCTCGCATAGTTCGACCCCCATCAATAACGTCTCTCTATAGCGACGGTACAGGACTGACCGTGGGGGGTACACCTCAGCCGAACGGATGAAAACGACGCTAGAAGGCGTCGCACCTTGCGTCGGGAAATAGCGACGGTTAGCTTGGTCTCATGCCACCGACACAAAAAAGCGACGCACCGTCGTCGAAAGCCGACGCTGCCGTTAGGCTCCGCGTCGACGAGTACGACCGGCTGGCCGCGAAGAAGGGCGCCAAGACCGTCGTCGCCGCCGCCGGCCTGCACCGGCTGGCGCGGACCACCCTCTTCGACTACCGGTCGGGGCGCAAGACCCCGAACCTGGCGACGGCGATGAACATGGCCGCCGACCTCGGAACCACCGTCGAGAAGCTGTTCGAGCTCCGCCGGCGCAACGGCGGGCGGCAGGCATGAGCGACGGGCTGCGCAACGTCAAGGAGGCGGCGGCCTATCTCGGCATCCCGCCGAAGACGCTCTACGCGCTGACCGCCGCGCGGGCCGTGCCGTTCAGCCGGCCCGCCGGCACGAAGCACATCCGTTTCACCCAGGAGCACCTCGACCAGATCGTGGCCGATGGTGAGCAACCCGTCTTGACGCCGCCGACCCGGCTCCAGCTCGTCGCCGCCCGTGCCGCGCAAGGCAACGCCACCGGCCCGCGTCCGCCGGCCGGGCCGCCCCGGACTCAGCCCAAGCCGAGGCCACAGCCCAAGCCACGACCGCAGCCCAAGCCGAAGCCGAAAGGAGCGGCGGCATGAGCGATCCAGGACGCGATGAACCGTGGCGGTGCGGCATGAGCGACCACCTGTTCGACCTGCTCTACGGCGACGTCATCGCGGCCCGTGCCGCGTTCGACCGCCTCACCAAGTCTCCGGCTCGCCGGTCCCCCACATCTCCGGCTGGCGAGCCGGTCCTACCTCCCGTACCTGCGGGTGAGTGCCGTACGCCCGGCTCCACCGCTGTGGTTGCTGCCGCGGCGCGTGAAAGCACTGAGTTGGTGGAGCTCAGTGCAGGCGCAATCTCCGATCCCCGGCGCGGCAGGGAAGGGGCCATTCGTGGTCTTGCCGCGTCGGGGGTCGGCCCAGCACACGAGCCGGATCGGCCGACCGCGCCGGGTCTGCCGCCGAGGCCGATCGACTACCCGCGCCCGACGGTGCCGAGCGTGGACGAGATCTTCGCCGCCGCTGACGCTCTCGGCCTGGACCCGGCGCGTCTCAGGGCCGCCGTCGTGCGGCGCGCGTTCGGACGGCTGCGGTGAGCGCGACCCGAACACGGCGGTCGACGAAGCCGGGCGACCTCCGGCCGTTCACCGTCCCCCGCCCCGGCGCGAGGCCGCGCCGCTGAGCAAGAAGCGGGCCACCCGGATAGCGCCCGGATAGCCCGCCGATCACCGGAAACCTCCCGACGAAGAAAGGACCTCCGATGACCAACCCGATCGTACAGCCGGACGACGCCGCCAAGCGCGCCGCGAAGATCGCTGCGATCCGCAACCTTGCCGACTGGCTGACCGACAACCCCGCCGCGCCGGTGCCGACCCTGGACCTCCACAGGCACCTGGGCAACAACGACGGCACCGAGGCCGAGAACCTGGCCACCGTTCGGAGCCTCGCCGTCAGCCTCGGCGTCGACGCCGACGAGGAGCTCGACGACCGCACCGTCCTGCGTGTTCGCGTCAACGAGCACGTCTGGTACGAGCTGTTCGCCTGGCACAAGAGCGGCAGGGATGCGCTCGGCGAGTTGGAGCGCCTGCGTGCCGAGGTCGCCGAGCTGCGTTCCGGTGCCGCCTCGACCAAGCCGGACGCGACCGGGCTGGGCTACTCCCGCACCGACGGCGAGCCGGACGACCCGACGCCCGTGTCGCCTGCCCGCGTACCGCTGCACACCGGCGGCATGGTCGGACCGCTCGACGGTGGCGAGCTGGTCGACGAGACCGAGCCGGCCGCCGAGCATCGCCACGCCGGTGGGAGCGCCGGGGGCTTCGGCGAGAACAGCGCCGAATGCGCGTGCGGCACGACCTTCGACGGCTTCGACACGCCCGCCGAGGCAACGAAGCTGCTGGCTCTGCACATCGAGGCGGCGACATCGGCGACGGGTCTGACCCGCGCGGCCGACCAGACGCGGGGCGTGCTGGCCTTCACGACGCCGGTCGTCGCCTACTTCTCCTTCGGTCACGGCCAGTCGGACCCGCGCACGGGCAAGCGCCTGCTCGACCACTACGTGACCATCGTCGCGCCGACGTACGAGGAGTGCCGGGAGGCGATGCTCGGGAGCCGCTTCGGTCGGGCGTGGTCCTTCGACTATCTGGCGGGGACGGCACGGGCGACGGAGTGGATTCCGCGCTGGACGGAGCACGAGGTGATCGTCGCGCCGGGCACCGACAAGGCGCTTGCCGAGTCGGCGCTGAACGCGGCGCGCGAGCTGCTGACCGGCGAGGACAACGAGCGGGCGAAGCAGGACGCGGGCCGCGTGTCCAACCTGAATCTGGCGCGCTACATCGCCGAGCGCGAGGACCGCCGCCGCTACCAGCGCCACTACCTCGGCCTGGAGGAGTCGGCCAAGCACAACCCGGCCGAGTTGAAGCCGTGGGAATCGAACGCCCCGCTGGCCGACCGGATCGCCGAGTCGATGGTGCCGATCGCCGACGGTGCCGAGCCGCTGGTTTCGGACGAGACGATCGCCGAGGCCGCCGCGATGGAGGAACGCGACCGTCTCGCGGGCGGTCCGCCGTGGGAGGTCCCCGACCACCCGGACCACAACCTGCCGGGCGGCTGGCACCACGGGCAGATCCGCTGATGACCGCCGTCGACCTGGACCCATCCGCCCGGCTGTGCGTCTGCGGCATCCGCGGCTGCGACCTCGAGACCGAGCACTGCGCCGCGTTCGCCGGCACGGCGCGGGGCCGTAAGGGCCAGGCGATTAAGCACCGCCGCCGCAACCGTCCCCTCTGACCCGGCCCGGCGGCGCTTCCCCTGCCGCCGAGCCCTGTACCGGCCCGGGACCTGGACCCACGGGACAGACGCCAGGTCCCGGGCCCCGAACTTCACACCACCACTTCGCACTTCGCACGGAGGACATAGAGATGACCGACCTGCTTATCGACCGCGCCGACTCCGGCGAGGTCCCGCGCTTCGGCTGGCACCCGTCCATCGTCGACACGGACCGCCTGGACCTCGGCGGCCCCACCCGCCCGATGAACTCGTACCTCGCCACCGCCCCGGCGCAGTCGGCGCTGCGCCGCCAGACCGACGAGCACGCGGCCATCGAGGTGCCGCACACCTGGATCTACCCGCCGCTGGCGTCCCAGCCTCTCCCACGCCCGAACGGCCCGACCCACCCGCCGATCCCGCCTCCGCCGCCGCCGTCCGTCGAGGTGGTCGCCGAGGAGGCGCAGGCCCGGCCGCGCTATCACCGGCCGCGCCACCGTCGCCCCGTTGCGGCGTGGGCGTTGCTGCTGACGGGTGCCGTGCTGGTGCTGCTGTCCCAGGCCGGTGCCAGCCTCGCCGCGCTGGCGGTGCTGCGATGAGGCTTGCCGCCGCCTCCTCCCTGCTGGTCGCTGCCATGTGGACTATCGCTGTCGGCCAAGACTCCGACAGGTCGGTCACCCGGATCGTGTGCGGCGTGGTGGCCGGAACGGCGGCGTACTGGGGCGTGGTCCTGATCGCGACCTACCGCCGAGGTGGTCCCCGATGACCGCGCCGACGCCGAACGCCGATCTGGCGTACAAGGTGCTGGACCACATCGACGCCCACCCTGAGAGCTGGGATCAGAAGCGGTGGTGGTGCGGCACGTCCGGCTGCTACGCCGGATGGACCGTAGAGCTGTCCGGCGAGCGGATCGACGAAGGCAACCAGGTCCGGGTTGGGCCTGACGAGTTCGACGTCGTGCACGTCGGCGAGCGCGCCGCGCAGCTGCTCGGCTTCGACGGCGAGGCGCATCTCAACGGCATCGCTTGGGAGGCGCTCGGCCGACCCGATGACGACGAAGACGCCGAGGCGTTCGGCGCGTGCAACACCCGCGAGGACCTCGGCCGCATCGTCGAGGCGGTCTTCGGCCCGCGCCCGGCCCCGGCCGACGAAGGCGTGCCGGTCAGCGAGCTGCCGGAGTACAACCCGGCGGACGAGCGCCCGGACGCCGCCTCATGACCGCCCCGAAGCCGAAGCCGGACGTGTTCGGCGCCAACGCCGTCGACCGCGACCAGCTGCTCGCCAAGCTGCGGCTCGTCCAGCACCAGGGCTGCGCCGGGTGGCTGCGGCACTGGTGGCGTGTCGAGGACGAGCGCACCGGTATCGCCGTCGCGTCCGGCCGTGCGCTGACCGAGTGGGGCGCGCGCCGGCGCAAGCACCGCGCCTACCTGACGGCACTGAACCCCGAGCGGAGCGGCCGGCTGAAGCGGGCCGTCGAGACGTCGCCGCTGCTGAACCGCTACCGATCGTGGGTGAACTGATGAAGACCCTGGAACAGGCACTCGCCGAACTCCCCGACACCGCCGACAGCATCGCCGAGTACTTCATTCAGCAGGAATGCCGGGGCGTGCCCGGGGACTCCATCTGCTGCCCGATCGCCAACTACCTCACCGGCATCGGCTTCATGGGCCCGTCCGTCCGCGACATCGCGATGGACGCCTACGACGACGAAGACCTCTGGAGCCAGGCCGACACGCCGCCGCACATCGGTGAGTTCATCAGCCGCTTCGACAAGGGCGAGTGGCCGGAGCTGGCGCTGACGGACGGAGCCGAGTCGTGAGAACCGTCATCATTCCGCCGCCGGGGATCCTCGGCCTCGGCCGGTCCCGCACCGTCGACGTCATCGGCCACCTGCCGACCGACGCCGACTGCGACACCATCGCCGACCTGCTCGCCCCGCTCGGCGTCAGCCTCTCGTGGGGACCCGGCCATCAGGCCCACCTGCGGACGTTGACCGCGATCACCACTGAGCAGGAGGTCTGGGCGCTCCAGATCGTCGTGGCCGTCACCGACTGCCGGATCGTCTGGCACAAGGCGGCCGGCTGATGGCGCGCCGTCGAGTCGCCAAGGGCAAGGCAGCACGCGAACGCCGGTACGAAGCCGCTGTCTACCGCCAAATCCGCCTCATCGCGGCGGCACCGCTGCTGCACCGGTACGAGGACGCCGAGTACTTCCTGCGCCGGGGCGACACGCTGGCGATGTTCACCGAGGACGGCACGCGATGACCGAGCAGCTCACCATTCCGCCGGCGGCCGCGCCCGTCCAGATCACCGAGCCCGGACCCTACGAGGGCATGCCCGAAGCCGACTACCACGGCGACCCCGTACCCGGCGGATCGCTGTCGTCGACAGGCACCCGCAAGCTCCTGCCGCCGTCCTGCCCGGCGAAGTTCCGGTACTGGCTCGACCACGAGCAGGCACCCAAGACCGTCTTCGAGGAAGGCTCGGCCGCCCACAAGCTGGTCCTCGGCGTCGGCCCGAAGCTGGAGCTGGTCGACAAGGCCCGCTGGGACACCAACGAGGTCAAGGCGAAGCTCGCCGAGATCCGCGCCCGCGGCGACATCCCGCTGAAGAAGCCGCAGTACGACATGGTCCACGCGATGGCCGAGGCGCTGCGGTCCGACCCGATCGCCGGGCCGCTGCTCGACCCGGCGAGGGGCGTGTCCGAGCTGTCGCTGTTCTGGCGTGACCACAGCGTCTGGGGACGCGCCCGGCTCGACCGGCTGACCTGGATCGGTCAGCGCGGACGCCCGGTGATCGTCGACTACAAGACCTGCGCGTCCGCCGCCCCGGCGAAGGTCGAGAAGGCGATAAGCGACCGTGGCTACCACATCCAGGGCGCGCACTACACAGCCGGCGCCCGCGCGCTGCTGCTCGGCGGCGAGGACCTGGGCTTCCTGCTGGTGATGCAGGAGAAGGAGCCGCCGTACCTAGTCACGGTCGTCGAGCCGGACTCGACGGCGATGCGGATGGGCGCGATCCGGGTGCGGCAGGCGTTCGACCTCTACGCCGAATGCCAGGCGTCCGACCGCTGGCCGGGCTACGCCGATGACGTGGTGCTCGCCGAGCTGCCGCCGTGGGAGACCCGCGAGCTCAAGGGCGAGGTGTGGTGATGGCCAAGGTTCGGACCATGCATCGCAGAGACCCGGAAGACGCCGAGGCGATGTGCCAGGCATGCGGCTGGACCCTGCATTGCACCCGCGAACGCGCCCGCCAGCACGTGATCACCACGGGCCATTCCGTCGACTACATCGTCCCCGACGTCACCGTCTATTCACCCCTGGAGGGCCAGGCATGACCACCAACGCCGTCGACCGCATCGCACAGGCCCCCGCGCCGGCCCACGTCGGGCAGGCGACCGCGATCGAGCAGTCCCGCGCGGCCGCCGAAGTCGCCGCCGCCGTCCACGTCGCACAGCAGTGCCCGCGCGACCTGCAGAAGGCCCTCGCCGAGATGCGCGAATCCTGCAAGCAGCTCCGTCTCGCCGAGCGGGCATTCTTCCGCTACAGCCGCGGCGGAAACACCGTCACCGGACCCACCGTCCACCTCGCCCGCGAACTCGCCCGCTGCTTCGGCAACGTGCAGTACGGCATCGCCGAGCTGGCCCGCGACAACGGCAAGGCCGAAAGCGAGATGCAGGCGTACGCCTGGGACGTCGAGCGCAACACTCGGGCCGCGCAGATCTTCATCGTCCCGCACGGCCGTGACACCAAGCAGGGCGTCAAGCAGCTCACCGACATGCGCGACATCTACGAGAACAACGCGAACATGGGCGCCCGCCGGCTCCGCGCGCAGATCTGGGCCATCCTGCCGCCGTGGTTCGTCGATGAGGCGCAGGAGATCTGCCAGCAGACGCTGGCAGACGGCGGCGGTAAGCCGCTGGCACAGCGAGTAGGGGACGCCATCAAGGCGTTCGGTGGGCAGGGTGTGACCGCGCTGCAACTGGAGCAGAAGCTTGGCCGCGAGTCGGCCCGGTGGACGGAGCATGACGTCGCGCAGCTGCAGGTCATCTTCAAGTCGCTGCAACGCGGCGAGGTGAAGCGTGAGGACGAGTTCCCGCCGGAGCGGGTGACGCGCGAGGAGATCACGGGCACACCGCCGCCGGCGCCGAGCGGTCCGCCAGCCGTGTGCGGGTTCGAGACACCGGACGGGCCGTGCAACCTCGCCGCGGGGCATCCGGTGGGCGCGGAGTATGCGGGCTTCGACGGGCACGACGTTGTGCCGGGTGGTGACCAGTGATCGTCGACCACGCGTGGCGCCCGACGCACGCCAGCGGCACCCAGCCGGTCGCCGTCCGGTTCCAGTGCAGCTACCTGGGCACCTGCGGCCGTCTCCGCGACGAGCACGAGCAGGCGGTCACGGCCGCGAGGCTGCTGCGGACCACGAAGGTGAGGCAGTCGTGAACGCCGCACTGACCATGTCCGAGGATGACCTGCTCGGCACCGTCCTCGACATGGCCTCCACTCTCGGCATCCGCACCGCGCATTTCCGGGCCGCGCAGACCACTCAGGGCTGGCGTACGCCTGTGCAGGGCGACGGCAAGGGCTGGCCCGATCTGGTGCTCGTCGGCGCGCAAGTGCTGTACCGCGAGCTGAAGTCGGCGCGGGGTGGGCCGTCGAAAGAGCAGGGGATGTGGCTGGCCGCGCTGACGCGGGCGGGTCAGGACGCGGGTGTGTGGCAGCCCGCCGATCTGCGTTCGGGCCGGATTCTGGCCGAGCTGCGGGCCATCCGCACGCACACCGAGGCGGTGCGCCGGTGAACAGCTGGAACCACGCCGTCTCTGCCGCCCGGAAATGGGGCGGCGAAGCGGACCACTACATCGCCGTCGAGGAGTTCATCGACTCGTCCAAGGAGATCCTCGGCGACGTCCGGCACCGCTCCATGTACCACCACACCGCCGGTGCCTGGCTGTGCCAGCGCATCTTCGGCCGCACCATCACCGTGCCCAAGGCCAACGGTCACGGGTGGGTCGAAGTGCCCGTTCGCCTGATCGCGGAGCGGCACGTCATCGAGGACCTGGGCTGGCTGCCGTCGCCAGCCGACTACATCGCCGGGATGCCGATCGCCGCGTGGATGTCCGGCTCCCAGCGCAAAGAACTTCCCCTCTCTCACCTCCTCAAAGGAGCAGCCAAGTGACCACCAAGACCAACTTTCTCGGTATCCCCGTCGAGGGCGACATCAACAAGGCTGACGAGCGGACGCCGCAGAAGCCGCTGTCCGAGCTGGAGCCGCTGATCCGGGCCGTTCTCGACGACCCGACGATGAAGGCGTTCGGCTGGAACCAGTACACGCCGTACTTCAACGACGGCGACCCGTGCGTGTTCAGGGTCAACGGGCCGTGGTTCCTCACCGAAGCCGACCCGGACCCGGACGACGTCGAGGACCACTACGACTTCTCGATGGACTCCGACCACCCGAGCCTCGGTAAGCGCGTGTACGACTGGCGCAACAAGGTCTATGGACCCTACGAGGGCTCAGATGAGGCGCGGTACGACCGCGTCAAGGAGCTCGCGGGCGCCCTCGAGGCGGGCGCTTTCGAGAACGTGCTGTTGGAGGCGTTCGGCGACCACGCGCAGGTGACGGTTCGGGCGTCGGGCATCACCGTCGACTTCTACAGCCACGACTGATGACCTCGGCTGACATCCACTGGGTCACCGCGCCCGCCGAGCCGCTCATGCGGGCACGGGACTGGCACCGCGCCGACCGGCGGATGCGTGACAACCTCGCCGCCGTCGACCGGTGCCTGTCCGCGTGGGCGGGTCACGAGCCGAAGACCGTGGCCGTCGATCACCTGCTCGACGAGCGGCTGTTCTTGCGCCCGGCGGACGTGATGGCGACGTGGCCAGGCCCGGAGCGTGCGTCGTGAGCGCGCCGGAGTCGCGCAAGCTCGGTGATCCGTCCACGGCGGAGTGGCGCGCCGCTCTTGGCCTGCCGCCGCTGACCGAAAACACGCTGTCGACGTCGGCGCGGCTGCGCCAGGTCCAAGCCGACCTCGCCGCCTCACAGGCCGACCTGACCCGCGCCGAGCGTGAGCGTGACCGGTTCATCGCGGCGGCCGACAAGCTCCACGGCGAGTGGCTGGACCTCAAGGCCGAGCTGGCCTCCGCGCGGCAGGAGCTCGCACTGCTGCGCGCCGAACTGGACGCCGCACGCGAGCACATCACCGTCCTGGACCACGGCGAGGCCATCGACGACCAGCTACGCGCCCGCTTTACAAAACCTGACAACCAGACCGGAGCAACCGCATGACCCCCGAGGAGTACTACGAGCGCGGCAAGAAGCTGCTCGCCGAGGCCGAGGGAAGGTACCGCAGCGGCAGCTGGGACCTGGCGAAGGTTGAGGCCGCTCTCGCGTCGGCGAACCTCGAGGCGGCTCCGCTCCAGAGGTTCCTAGAAAGCGATGGCGCCCGGCGCGGGGCCATCGACGACCCACGCGAGCTGCGTGCGTGGTGCCTCGATCGAGCCATCCAGCTGCGCGGCTTCATGCTCGAGGGCAAAGAGGTCGAGCAGTTGATCCAGGTGGCCGAAAAGTTCCGGGCGTACGTGGCCAGCGAGCAGCCCGAGGACGGCACGTCGTGACCGCCGCGACTGTCCAGCGTGAGATCCGCGTTGTGCGCCTGCCCGACCGGACCATCGCGCTCGGCGCGCTCGCCGGGACCGCCGTGGCGCACGGCTTCCTACCCGACCTGCACACGGGCACGTCGTGCGTGGCCTGCTTCGGCTGGTCCAACGACTACCGGCACACCCACCGCTTGCCGCTCGGCCGAGAGGAGCCACGCCGTGGCTGACTCACACCCGTTCACGTCGGGCGAACTGATCATGCACCACCGCTACGAGCAGGGCTCGCCGATCACATGCGGCGTCACCCACGGATGCGTTACCGCCGTCGTTGACGCCGTCCGCTGCCCCGACTGCATCGGCGTGCTCCAGGCCGAGACCCGGAACCTCGGGCTGGAGGACCCGTTCAGCGAGGCGTTCGACCTCTTCGAGGAGCTGCGCCCCGGCGCTACCCGCCAGCAGTCGCCGGAGGTGCCCGGTGCCTGAGATCCCGATCCCCGCCGACCAGCACCACGAGGTGTCCGAGCTGGTCGCCTCGATCCAGCGCGGCGAATACATCGTCTGTTACGCAAAGTGCACGCCCTGCCAGTTCGGCGGATGCCCTGACGAGCCGCACACGTGGATGGAGAGCGAAGACCTCGACCATGCGGGCATCGCTGCGCCGACGTCGCCGGAGGGCTGGGAGGCGCTGGCCAAGGACAAGCCGTGCGGCTGCCACTGCATGCGGGAAGGCGGCGACCGTGGCTGAGTACCGCACCGGCAACCACCACGGCATCACCATCGTCCGCGAGGGCGACGGCGCCCGCTGCGGCCGGGAGGACCACGACTGCAACCGAGGCCACCTCGTCGCCGTTGTTGTCGACGGCGGCCAGGAGCTGGCCGAGCGGATCTGCGCGCTGCTCAACGCCTCCGACGACCCGGAGGCCGGGCCTTGCGTCGGGATCTGCGCGGGCTGCACGCCGGATTGCCGCCTCGTCGGCGACTCGTGCAGTTGCACCAAGGCCGGGCCGGACCCGGGCTGCGTCGTCCACCAAGGGCGCCGGGCGCGCGGGCCCAAGCCGCCGCCGCTCGGCCCTGGCTGCGTGTGCGACGGATCCGGGCGCACCTGCCCACGACACGGGGCGGTGATCTGACGTGGCCAGCATGCGCAAGCTCAACGCCCGCCTCGCGACCTGGCAGCGCTACGCCCGCAAGTCGTACTGGAATCCGCGCGTCACCGGGCCCCGCTGGATGCGGCCCGGAAGCGCCACGGCCTGCTCACCCGGCCACACACGCGCCTGGAACGCCCGCGAGCACGAGCGGGAACGCCGACAGTGCCACCAGTTCTACACCGGGCCCTGCTTCGAATGCGGCCTGCCCGACCTGCACAACGGCGACGGCGACGGCATCGGCTCGTGCGACTGCACCCGGTGCGAGGACTGCGGTTCCGGGCCCGGCTGCGAGTGCGACTGGGCACGAGAGGACGACTGGCCGGACGACGACGCGGGACACGGCGACGACTGGCCCGCAGACGTCATCGTCATACCGGCCATCGAAACCGTCGACACGGGAGGGCTCACATGATCGTCGCCGTCCCCGAACAGACGCGCTGCCTGTTCACCCCGATGGGCCCGGCCAACCCGCCCCCGCCGTACTGGGCAAGCGTCACGTGGTGGCACTGGTGGTGCTCCACGTGCCGCCGGACATCCAAGCCGCGCGCACTGTTCTCGCACGCGCCCTCAGCGCTCGAAATGGGCGACCGGCACGAAGAGCGCGAGCAGTGCCAGGACGGCCAGCTACTCCTGTTCGGCGGTGTCCGGTGAGCGGCGACATGTCCACCCAGCTCGACCGGCCGTACGCGCAACAGCCGGCCACCCGCGAAGCGGCAATCCGCTACATCGAGCGCACCGGCAACGACGACGTGCTGGCCGCGCTCGGCCTGGTCGACGACCCGGAGCCGGTCATCATCGACGGCCGCGCCTGCTGCCCCACCTGCGAGGAGCCGCTACCCGGCGACGGGCGGCGCTTGTGCAGGCGCAGCACATGCCCGGCCGGGCCGAAGTCCCGCGAGACCGACGGAGGTGTGCGGTGATCGACGCCACCTACACGCGGGTATGCCAGCGGCTGGCCGAGGCGGTCATCTTCCCGATGTCGTACCGCAGCATGGACGACTGGCGGACTAGCCGCTGCTGCCTCATCCGCCACGAGCTGGACCGGGTCATAGCTGCGGCGTTGCCGATCTCCGGCGGTGAGGTCCGCAAGCGGCTGAAGCAGTTGCGGCGCGCCCTGGCCGAGGGCGACGCCAAGCGGGACGGCACGCCATGACCGGCGCGCACTGCGTCATCTCGCTCATCAACGGCACCGACCCGGCATGCATGGTGCACACCCACTACGCGCCGTGCCCCCGCGACGGCGAGCCCGCCAACCCGGGCGTAGTGCACACCGACCCGCATCCGACCCGGAACGAAGCGGTCGCGCACTGGCGGGCACGCACGGCAGGGCAGCGGACGCTCGTCATCCACACGGGACGGCTCGGCGACGACCACCGCATCGGCGAGAACGACGTGGACTGCCCGTGCGGCCCCGACGTCATCTGGGCACGAGAGAGCACGCCATGAAGCCACCGAAGAGCCACGTCAAGCCCCACGTGCTCGCCCTCGACCCGGACGTGCCCCCCGACCTCGACGGCCGCGGCACATGCCGATGCGGGCTCATCGACATCCCCGGCGACCTGCGCCACACCCTGCCTGACCGGCCAGCGGGGACGGACGCACGCGAGAGAGCGGCCGGCGAGAGCTGGGGTGCCGAGTGACGCCGCTCTGCCCACCGTGCAGCGCCGCCCGTGCGGCGTGGCTCGACTACCGCCCACCCCCGGTGCGCGGCTTCGCCCACGGCTCCGGCGCGCCCTACGACGTGTCGGCGGCGGGACTGCGCGATCGGCGGCGTTCCCGGTTCGAGCAGTGGCGCTCGACGGTCCGTTTCCAGATGGACCTGATCGCCGCCCAGTGCCGTGCCGCTCGCCATGTAGCCGAAGCGCCGCCCGCCCGCGTGGTCCAGCTCGACCTGTTCGCGGCGCTCGAACAGAAGGGAGCCGCCTGACACCGGCCTGCACCATTCCCATCGTGGCCGAGTCGCAATTCCCGGAGCGCATTTACGCGCTACCGGGAATGTGCGCAGATTGCGAATCAGAGCACGGAGCAGATAGTGGTCATGAAGACAGTGGAATTCCGGCGCGTCGATGATCGCAAAGCGACGCGGGCAGGAAGAATTGGGTGGACCGGAAAGGGCGCGGGAACGCCCAGACCGGCCGCTAGGCACATCCCGATTCGAACCACCGAGCCGGAAGGAGCCCTGGCGTGATGATGCCATGGGCGCGCCCTCTATGGCGCCAACGCAACGCTGTGTCCCGCACCGCCCGTTCGGGTGGTGATCTCTGATGCCCAAGGTCAGCAAGCGGCTTCGATACGAGATCCTGCGCCGCGACGGATTTCGGTGCCGGTACTGCGGCACCGAGCCCGGCGAGCGGGCGCTACAGATCGACCACGTCGTTCCCGAGGCGCTCGGCGGCACGAATGAGCCGGCCAACCTCGCTACCGCCTGCGAGCCCTGCAACAGCGGCAAGACGTCAACCACCCCGGACGCCCCGCTTGTCGATGAGGTGGCCGAGGGCGCCCTGCGCTGGGCCAGCGCCATGCAGGCTGCCGCCGCCCTCAAGGAGAAGGAGATCCGCGACCGGCGGAGCCGTAATGACTGGTTCCTGGCGGTCTGGAACGAATACAAGCTCGACAACGGCAAGGCCGTGCCGCTCCCGCCCGACTGGAGTGAAGCGGTCACGCGGCTCGAATCCTCGGGCCTGACCTATCCCCTTTTCGAGGAGGCGGCCGAGGCGGCCATGAAGGCGTATCGGGTGCTGCCCGAGAACCGCTTCCGGTACTTCTGCGGCGTGGCCTGGAACATGGTTACCGATCTGCAGGAGAAAGCTCAGCAGATCGCATCGGGCGTAGCCGCCGAGGAAGAGGAAGAGGAAGATGCCTACTACCCCGGCGTGGACCGCGACTTCCTCAGCGACGCGCTCGCGACGTTCGAGAACATCACCGAGACGTTTCTGAAGCGGCTTCCAGTTTGGATGCATGAGGGCGCCGAGCGGTTCGCCAGAGACGACGTCGAGAACGCCGGGGAGCCGGACGCCACCCGGGTCGAAGTTCTCCCGCACGTACTCCGGCACGCCGGCAGCCTTCTCTCCCAGTGCCACATTCAGCCGGTGCGGGAGGGCGACTAGATGCCTCGCATACGCTCGATCAAGCCAAGCTTCTTTCGCTCCGAGGACGTGTCGGCGCTGCCACTGCGCGCTCGCCTGACATGGGTCGGCCTGTGGACGCAATGCGACGACGCAGGCCGCGCCAAGGACAACGCCCGGCTGATCAAAGGGGATATCTGGCCGCTCGACAGCATCAACCTGCGCGACATCGAAGAGGACCTCGAAACGCTCGCCGACCACGGGCGCATTGTGCGCTACGAAGTGGACGGCAAGCGGTACCTGGAGATCGTGAATTGGCACGCTCACCAGGCCATCTCGAAGCCCACA